CTTTGCGTCCGTCGTGTCGTTGCCCCGTATCTCGCTAGCTTCCGGTCCTATCGCCGCTTTGAGTGCATCGGCTTCCTCGTTCGTGTCGCACCAGATAAGCCACGCATCCTTGCTGCCGTGCACAAGCCCGGCAACGCCATCGGCGCGCACCGCCGCCGTCTGACGCTTCAGATCAAACATATTCGTCGCGCTGACTTCGGTAGCGAACAGACCATCCAGTTTCAGGTTGGTGCCGCTTACGCGATGCGAAACCGTCTTCAGGTCCGGCAGCACAAACCGGCTGGCGTCATAGCCAAGGTCTGCCGGGGTTTCCGCCGCGCGCGACCATGATGCCATCCAGTCCCAGAATGCGTCTTCAGCGTGGCGCTTGATCCGCCATTGCTGCGACGCCGTGGACGTGTCGTTGATGAAAAAGCGCGAAAGCATTTCGACGCTATCCATGATGCCGAGCAGTTCGGCGTGTTGGCCCAATTCCATATGATCGTTGGGTGCTGGCGTTGCGGTTGCCGCCAGCCGAAAGCGATGCCCCGCGACGGCTGAAATGAGGGACCTCGCCGTTTTGCCGGCGAAGGACTTGACGATGCTGCTTTCGTCCAGGACGACGCCGCCGAACTCGCCAAGGTCAAGTTTGTCGAGCCGGTCGTAATTGCAGATCGAAATCCCGTCGCGCGCATCCGACTGTTCGCGGATCACTGTCGCGTTGAACCCGAATCGCTCCGCCTCGCGTTCAATTTGCTTGGCGACGGCCAGTGGCGTCAGTATCAACGCGCGCCCATTTGTTGCCTTTGCCGCCTGCGTCGCGAACTCAAGCTCGCAGATAGTTTTGCCAAGTCCGGTATCGAGGAATAGAGCCGCCCGACCTTGCCGCAGACAGAACGCGGTGGCGTCTTGCTGATAATCGAACATGGCCGGGTTCATCGGACCCGCATCCATCCCGCTCGCAATGGACCGTGGCGCTTTCGCAGACAGGAATTCGCGATACGAAGTCACGCCGCCCTCCCCATCTTCAGCGTCGCCACGATGCTTTCGAGGTCGTCCATGGGATTGAGCACGATGGACAGGCCGGGAGCCGCTGCCTCGCCGGCCCAGACGACATTGAGCTTGCGGACCAGATTATCGTTGGCGAGCGCGCCGCCCTTTTGCAGCGCGTCCAACGTCGGCTTGATGATGTTGTCGAGATCGGGCGCCCTGCCCTTCGGCGGCGTCGCGACAATCTCCACAAGCGCAGGACCAGCAACCACGCGGCCCTTGCGCTGCGTGGCGATCTCCCACGACGCTGCCTCGATCCAGTCCCGGTACTGCGCCGTCGAGCCGATGTAACGCCGGGTGCCTCGCAGCATGATCTGCCGCGAGGCGTTGACGGAGGGCGGGAGCGAAGGCAGGGATAGGATCACGGTCAGCTCTTGCCGGTCCACACCGGCTTCCTGCAGCGGTCGCCGAGTTCGAGCCCGATCTGCTTGAACACAGCCTGTTGCACGAACACGGGCCGATGCAGTTCGATACCCATCGCGAGCGCGCCGCCGGCCAGCTTCCAGCGGAGGAAGGCCCCCACATTGACGCTGGGCTCGTTCATGTAGACCGGGATGCTCAGCACGAACTTGTTCGGCACCGACACATCGCCGCGGCTCTGCGATTTGGCCTCCGTCTCCTCGACGTACTCGAAAGCCTCGTCGCCGTTGTCGAGACGAATGGCGCGCTTCCAATTGACCGAACGTTTGGCCGAAAGATCGCGCGCGATTTCGAGAAGATCGGCGCCGGAAGGCTCGGAAACATCCGCGGCGTTCTCTTCCAGGAAGCGCGCGAACTCTTCCTGCGCCATCATCTTGCCGCTGATAGCGGTCCAGCGCTTCCACTCCTCGCTGCGTTGCAGGCGCAGCGTCGCGGTGTGGTGCACGAACTGCGCCTCCGTCGCACCGTGCCAGTCAATGCGGGCGACGAACGTATCTTCGAACGGGTCGGCGAAGATCACGGTCTCGTCGATGCCGTGCCTGTCGACGTAGCCGACGAGCGAATCCTTGTCGAAGAGTGCGACGGTCTGTTGGATGCGGATCGGCGTCTCCTTGACCATATCGTTCGGGTCGGTGATCTCCTGGTTCCTCATGCCTTCCGGCACGATCAGGAACGACCTTCCCTCGTGGGTGACGACGGACGCGCCGCCCGCCTTCGTGGCGAGCTTCGCGATGGTCTCAGCTTCGGTTGCCATGTGCATTGCTCCTTACGCTTGCCGGCGGCCGTCGGGGACGACCTCGGTAAGCAGCATGTCCTGTTGTTTCGGGTCGCTGCGATGCAGGTCGCCCGTGCTGTCGGCGTAGAAGATCGCGTCGGGGAGGGCCTCCTTCGCGACCTTGGCTTTGACCTCGCCGGAGACGATGACCAGGGATGTGTCGCCCTTGTTCAGCTTCACCTTGAGGATGATGGCCATTTCTGCGGGCTTGCCCGTCTCCAGCACGGAGCGGACAACCTCTTGCAGCGCTTCGCTCGCGTCTTCGACGAGCTGTCCCTTGCGATAGTCGCGCAGGATGTCGGTTACGGGTTTCACATCATGTCTCCAATCTCCGCCGACCGCCGGCGGAAGCGAAAGCGGGTTATCGGCCCGCAATTGTGTTGAGGCTCCGCAGCGGATCGGGCTTGCCGCAGGCTTCGGCGAGCGCGGCGGTTGTCTGCGCGATGCGCTTGCGCTCGGCCTGTACGTCGAGGCGTTCGGCCGGAGGCCGCAGGCGCACGCAGCCGGTGATGTGGACGCGGCGGGTCATGCGGCATCTTCCATCAATCTACGGACTGCGATGGACGCCCAGATCGGGCCGTACAATGCAGCCGAATCCCGCCAGTCGTCCCGCAGTTCGACCGGCACCCACGCCGGAACGAACTGGTATAGCTGCGCGGCCTTCTTTGCCTCACGCGCCGCCACTTCGGAGCGCCGGCGCGCCGTTTCCTCCGGCGTCGTGCGGCTGTCGATCCACCCGATTCCGTTGACGAATGTGTCCAGTTGCCCAGCCATCACCCCTCCATCCTGTCCGTGTCGTTGCGCGCGACGAACACGACGAGCGACCGGATCGCCGCGTTCAGGTCCCTCTGCATCCGGATCGAACGGGACGTATGGAGCACGTCAGCGTTGGCGCGCGGCGTGCTACGAGCAGATTGTTTGCGCTGCGGAAAATTCAGTACGCGGAAAGAGCGGCCGGAGGCGGTGAAGCCCCCGGCCAGTTGTCCGAGGGGAACTCCACGCCCACTACCGTGAGTGACACGCCCCAGATCGAGCGTGCTGTAGCCCGGCATGGCCCCACGGCGGCGCTCGGGGAATTGAGCGCTGCCGTGAAGAGGATTGAGCGGTGAGCGGGTCATTGCGCCGCCGCCTTCATCGCGCGGATTTCGGAAGCGGCGCGGTGCTCGCCGTAGAGCCGCGTCAACTCGGAATATTCGGTGCGCAGATCGCGCGGCACCCATTGCGGAATGCGCAGGTTGGACACTTCGCGCCGCCGGACGATGGGCTTCGGCGCGGCGCGACCTTCGCGCGCCGCGATCATCGCCGCCTGGCGATCCGCTTCCGCGCGCTTCTGGGCTGCGACCCTGCACCGCTCCGACAGGCGGATGCCCTCGCTGATCGTCCGTGTCTGGACTCCGTGCCGCTGGAACGCCAGACTAAGACCGCTCCGGGTGACGCCAAGCTGCGCGGCAACCGCTTCGAGGCTCAGGCCGGAGCGGTACAGCGCAGCGGCGCGGGCCACGTCGATCTTCGCGCGCGTCGGCAGTTCTATCCCGTGCGCGCGCAGCACCATCATCACCCGCAGCGTTCCGATGCGGAGTCTCTTTGCGACCTTTCGCACGCCGCCCAGATCGCGGTACGCTTCGATCACGGCTTGCTGGGAAATCGGGCGGGCCATCAATGACGCACCCCTTCGTCCCGCCGAGCTTTGCGCGGCTCAGCCGCTGGCAACGGCGTGGTGTCGTTGTCCAGCTCGGTCCGGTCGTCGGCCTCGCCGCCGAGACGGAGACAGGCCCAGACAAACACCAGCATCGCCGTGACGATGGCGGAGACGTAGCCGAGGGCGAAAAGGGCGAAGGCTCTCATGCGGCCTCCCGGAGGGACGAGATATGATCGACAGCCGCAATCCGCTCGCCTATCCAGCGCATGACGGGCACCGCCATGGAGTTTCCGAGCGCCTTGTAGCGAGGGCCATCGGCAGCGGGCTTGTTGCGGTGCGTGACGAGCGTCCAGTCGTCGGGAAAGCCCTGAAGGCGCTCGCATTCACGAGGCGTGAAACGGCGGACGGCGGATCCGACA